TAGATTGTGTAATTCCATGCTTACTCCTTTTGTGCATTATCTTTATCTTACCATTAGTTATAAATATAACTGTATTCTTGTTATGCATATCTATACCAACTATTTTATCGGGTATCATTGTTTCAAAGTCCTTTATTGTGAACATATTGTTTCTCCTTTTATTATGTGGTTTATTGTGAAAATTTTTGGGAGACTCTAGGTTCACTCTCAATCTCCCTATTAGTGTTACTTACTTCTAAACACTTGATATGCTAATGTAATAATAGAACCCATTCCCATACATATAAGTATTATAAACAATTCCATCGTAAATCGTAGCATTATTAACTCCTCAAAGTGTATGCCCAAGTTATGCAAATAGTAGTATATATATAGTAATAAACTCTCTATACGACACTCTATGACACACTCTTCGACAATTAATGTAATAATATGTAATAATATAGGTTGTGGGAGCTACTAAACTTCACTCCCATCCTATTACTAACCTACAAATGAACCTTTAATAGGTTTACCTTGTGCTTCAAAATCCCACACTTGTTTGCCATCAAACATAATCATACACAAGTTGTTAAGTTCTTGCAGATTATCTTGCAACTCTCTAGTGTGTTCATACTTAGACTTAGCTTTAAACTTGAAAGTATTATTATATTTAGGTCTAGTTTCAGCACTCTGAAACCTTACCCAGTACTCTTCAACTAACCGCTTAGCCTCAGCTTGCATAGCTTCATACGAATCTAACATATTATCTCCTTTATTATTATTAATCAAATAAAATACAAATCAAAAATAACGTAAATTCCATTTACTAAATCCCCCGTATAGGGGGTATACTATGGGAAAAAGGGTGTATTTCAAAATCCTATAATTTTTCTTCAACAACTTGGTCATCACACTTGATTCTTATATATATTTTATATTAGATTGTGGGTGGTGGATGGGTAAAGGATTAATATAATGTGTAGTAGAAAAATAAAATATAATGGCTCAAGAATACAAAGAATTAAGTAAACTAACTTTAGATGAGCAAGAAGACATTCTTCGTACAATGTCTCAATCTTATTACCCCATAGAAATAAACGACAGAGTGTTTATGATACCTGAAGAGGTAAATAACTTAATAGATAGACTTGTTGAGAGATTAGAAAAAAGTGGACATAAAGTAAATATAGGAGATATCTTTGGAGACACAAACGATTAAAGGAGTTGCTCACTATGTATATGATACATATGAGGAATTTAAAAAAAATTGCCCTAGTGAAGAATTACACGATGATTGGAGGACTGGGAATCAAGGGGACTGGATAAAATCTGATGATAATAGAATTATTCAATTATTAAAAGTAAGTAAAAACGTAAATCACCCAGGCGACAGAAAAAATTACAAATATGCTAATGGATGGGTAAGAACTATTGTAGGTAGTTTTTTAAATAGACATACAGTTAAAATGGATACTGATTTTTCACAACATCCTAATAGGTACACATTTAGTAAAAAAATTAAAGATACAAGTAAAAGAATAAAAGAAAGAACAAAAGTAACAAATAAAGAAAAACAATTTGCTACTAATGTTGTTGTAGGTATGGGAGCAGTAAAAGCATATCAAAAAGCATATAATGAAATGTCAAAAAACAAAGCTGGTAAAAAAGCAGCTGTATTACTTAAACAGGAAAGAGTTATGAAAGAAATAGAAAAGTCCGTATTAGACGTTGCAAAAGGATTAGGTATAGACCACGAGTATATACTAGAAAAATTAAAACACCTTGCTGATTATAGTGAAGATGATAATATAATATTACAATCTACTAAAGAATTAGGTAAAATTGTAGGTACATCAGGTAGCAGTATTAAACAAATAGAAACTGGAATAGTAGGAATGTTTCAAGGATTTGGTTCTGATGATGTTCAAATAGCAGGTAGAAAAAAAGAATTAGTAGATATAACTAAAAAGGAAGAAGCATTATGATAAAAAAAGATATTGATGGAAATATAGTAGGTTGTAAACATTGTGGTTCAAGACAAATAAAAAAAGATGGATTTCAATATTGGGCAAATAATAAAAAAAGACAAAGATGGATGTGTAAATCTTGTGGTAAAAAAACACTTACTCCAAAAATTATAGAAAAATCTCCTTTTGAAGCAGAAAAAAGAGATGTTGATTATCTTCCTATTAGTGAAATAATTAAACACAGAGAAAAACAATACGACCAAAAATTAAAAGCTAAAAAATCTAGAAAATTAATTAATATTAAAATTAATCAAATGGGACCTATAGGGATACTTCATTTTGGTGACCCTCATGTTGACGATGATGGAACAGATTTATCACAAATATATAGTTTATGTAATCTTGTAAATGATACAGATGGATTATTTGGAGGTAATTTAGGAGATATACAAAACAATTGGATAGGTAGACTCCAAGCATTGTACGGACAACAATCAACGTCTGCAAAAGAATCATGGAGACTTACAGAACACTTTGTTAATCAAGTAGATTGGCTTTATTTAGTTGCAGGTAATCATGATGTTTGGAGTGGAGATGGAGACCCTTTAGAATTTATAATGAGAGAACATAGTGGAATATATGAACAATGGGGAGCAAGACTTAATCTTACATTTCCTAATGGTAAAGAAATAAGAATCAATGCTAGACATATGTTTAAAGGCAATTCAATGTGGAATACAGCTCATGGTGTAGCAAAGGCAGCTCAAATGGGATGGAAAGACCACATACTTACTTGTGGACATACTCATGTTTCAGGTTATCAGGTATTAAAAGATGCAGCTAGTGGACTTATAAGCCATGCATTACAAATAGCATCATTTAAAATAATGGATAGTTATGCAGAAAAATTAGGTTTAGATGATAAAAATATATTTAATGCTCCAGTTACAATTATAGACCCTTACTATGAAGATGATGACAATAGATTAATTACTACTATATTTAATCCATATGAAGG